TTCGCAAGATGTGCCGCGATGCCTGCACCCATCACCCCTGAACCGATGATGACGGCGAATTGGATGTGTTTCGTCAACTGGATTGTGGTCGGCTGACCGATTTGACTCGCCATGATATACCCCCTGAGTTTAAATTGAATGAACAACCATTCATTATACTGACAAAAAAAGAAGCCAATCGGTTTTCGTTTGCTTCTTCTACATCTTCATCATAAATGAATAATGATTCAGTAGCAATAAAAAATCAGTCAATGGACAAATTTTCCTGTTAGACTAATAAAAAGGAGTGGTTGAAAATGAGTCAAACTGAGCACGTATGGAATCAAAAAGCCGCTGACTGGGCGGAGCGCGCTGATGATATGTGGACGAATGGTAGCCGCAAAACCGTTTTGCCGTTCTTACGAAAAATGATCACCGGTGGTCGGTTGCTTGATCTCGGTTGTGGCGATGGTGCCGCCTGTCGCTTACTGACACCGGACTTTCAGACAGTTGGGCTCGATGTCTCTGACGAGATGATTCGAATCGCCCGTGAGAAGTCACCCGAGCAGACGTTCATCGTTGGAACGGGCGAAGCATTGCCGTTCGGCGATTATGCATTTGACGTCGTTCTTGCCGTCAACTCACTCGAATGGTCGACACGTCCCGTCCAGGTGTTACAAGAAATCGAACGCGTCGCCCCACTTGTCGTCATCAGTCTACTCGGTCCGACAGCCGCACCACGGCAACTTGCTTATCGTCGTCTGTATGGCGAAGAAGTCGCGATGGGGAATACGATGATGCCGTGGGAATTGCTGCAATTAGCGAAAGAACGGGGTTGGACGTTACTTGATGAAGCAGTCATCCAAAAGGAAGGCGCCGTCATGACAGGACACCGGTTACTTGATCAAGCCCATGCCTTCTCATGTTTATTTGCTTTTCAGACGACGGCTGTAAGGGAGAGATAAATATGTCACACAGTACCTTTTATACGTCTATATTAATAGCTTTATGTATTGTTTTATTATTTTACATTGATGCTCTCGATGTTCTAGAAAGATGGCAATTCTTCCTACTCTTTATTGGTCTCTTATTCTGTATACAGGCATTGGGGGACCGTTTATTTCGACGTTATCGGGAGAAACGTTTCCAACCACAAACTACTGTCTTCTTAATGATTGGTTTATTTGCTGGGATGGTGTTTCTAGGTAATATCATTTGGCCATGATGCGAAATGATCGATGTAACGCACTATTCACCTCACTGTCTTCTCACCCGCTTTCCCCAGGCGAGACACAAGCCAGTCTTCCTCATCCCTCGGATGACTAATCCGGGTCTTGTTTGTCTCTGACAGCGCGATAAAACGTCGCGCTTTTTCCTGTAGGAGTCGGGTGAAGACATGTGAGGTAGCTTAGATATAGTAAACGGTCTCTCACTAGAAGTTAAGAGACCGTTTTTAGTTGATTTCATTCAATTTGAGACTGCAAATTACATTATCTTCATCACACCGGTAACGGTAATGATAAGTGTGAATCAAGATCGTCTACTTACTAAAATTCGTTTAGTATTTTAAGAAGTACTTTTTACAGATTCAATCTTCTAAGTCATATTTCAAACTAGAAAATGAACGACTTACCTTAAAATTGAAATCAATAAGAGTATTTAAATCGTATTTCTTTTGCTGATACATCTCTTTCATGAATTGCAAGAAAATGTAGCAACACGTATATAAATCGTCTCCAGTGTCTTCTCTCATCGAAGCATAATCAATTTCTTCACCTAGCGAATCATACACAATCGTTTCAAACTCTAAATTCGTATGCCACATAAAATCTAAAAATCCTTGTAGGACTGCCTTCTTATACATATCTAGTGGAAAAGTAGCCAAGATTTTATTTTTATAATAAAACTCTACTACTTTTTTTTGATAGAAAAATCGAATGATAAAGTTAGAAGAAATTTCCTCGCTCTCATATTGTAAAGACCAGTTTGATTTTTCAATGTCATATAGTTCACTTGTCGATACACTTTTTATTAAAGCGTGCCAAAACATGTATAGCTCACTTACATGTGCGTCAAAGGGAAGTGGTTCACCATCTATACAAAAAACAACTTTTCCAGAAGGATACCCGTCAGTTCGACCAAATGCATAATTAAATACATCGTTGTCTTTTAAATCGGTCATCTTTATGAACCCTGGGTATTCTTGATTAATATCTAGTTCTTTTTTTTCAGGAGGAATTTTAATGAAACTCTTAACTTCCAAATGCATAATAAAATCGTCCTTTCATTTATGAGCATACTTCCTACCTGAGGACAGCGAAGAATTCGAAGACGTCCAATATACTCTATGTCTTTATCATCCATGCGTTCGCTGATGTATCTGTCGCAAACACTCTTCAATCAAGACAAGACTCGATTGTCCTTCCCATTTCAATCGGAAATAGAGTGTCTGCAACATCTGTTTGACGTTACGATACGTCGTCCACTCCGCATCCCCCCATGTCACGTCACTCTCAAGCCACTCCTTAATATTACGTTCGATTCGTTGTAATAGGAGGCCTTCCGACAGTCCATGGCGACAAGCTTGCAACCATGCCGTCACCATCCGGTCCGCTTCTTCATCGATATAGAGATAATCGGACCGTGTCAACTGACGAATCATCGCATCAATCGCTCCGAGTTCCTCCTGCGGACGACTCGCTGTATGCGTAAACCAAACCGCATAGACATCGGCGATATGTGCCATGCTGTGTGCCCACCCCATTCCATCAATGAATCCACGGACATCCTTCTCTTGCTCCAAATAGGTTTTTAAGTAAGTCGACAGCCGATTCAGCTGACTTTGCGTCAATAAGTGTCTTGTTTTATCCATCACTAACAGTTCAGCAAGTGCTAATGCTGAAAATGATCGTGTCAGAACAGCTGTTGTGTCCGCTGTTCCCATCCGGTACATCAATCCATGCCCGCTTAAAATGAAATCGAAAATTCGATTGGTGTCTTCTATCGTAAAGGACTCTGATGCGATGTAGGTCGCTAACTGCGGATAGATCAATCCATCCCGCAACTCAGAATCCGTCGAACCAATATGTAGAAGTAACTCATCGAGTAATGCAGGCGTTGTATTCGCGTTTTGTTGCAACAGTTCCTTTAACTCTTGTTCTGTGCGTGCCATTCTGTCATCTCCTCTCTAAATCAAAAAAAGACGATGCAACGTTGCATCGCCTTCTTTTCTTATCCTTTAACCATCCCTTTAAGAACGAAGGCAACGTTTGCCGGTCGTTCTGCTAAGCGGCGCATGAAGTAACCGTACCAGTCACGTCCATAAGGGACGTAGACGCGGACTTTGCGCACTATTTAAAGGGTCAAGAATTCGCTACACCACGCAGGCGAAGCGCAATTTATCGAAGTATCTAATCAAACTACCGTATACCTTTACGAATCTCAATATGTTACGAGAATTATACCACGCAACACCCTCGCAGGCATACGCTATTTTTAGATATATTGAGAATACGTTATCTGAAATAAAACGAAGGTAGGCGCAACTAACCGCTAACCTTCGTCTTTTTCGTTACTCCCCGTCAGTTACTCGTTCAATTACGTACATACGGTCGTGCGCAGTATCGGAGAGCACCGCAACCCGTTCCCCGCGTTTTAGCCCCTGTTCGATCACTAAATCACTCTCGACACCGCCGAACTTCGCTTTTACGGTTTGATTCGTAAGCGATACCGAGACCCTAAGGTCCGCAGCTTGAAGCGGATCAGTGGTGCCGTCGAGCAGTACCTCAATCGGATTCATCCCAACGACTGTCCCGTATAGTAGCGATACATCACGATTCTCTCCGCATTTTTTGATAGCTCGACGCAAGTCTGCTCCAACATTACGATTGCTTTGGTTTGGTGTCCGCATTCGTCATTCCTCCTGTTATTTTCAATCTAATACTCGAACAAATCCGAGCAAGTAGTTTCCCCAATATCCACTGCCATAGAATTCTTCTTTGCAACCGTATGATTGTAGGTTGACCATTTTACCGTCGCCGGAAACTATACCGACATGAGACGGTGTACCTTTCGAGCGACCTGGAATAGTTCCGCTAAACAGAACTAAATCGCCTGGTCTCGCAGAACTGCGATTGATTTTCGTATATTTTCCCCAAATTGCCGGTGTATAGTTCGGCACTGTACCAGGAACGCCTGCTTGTTTGAAAACATATTGAACGAAATCACTACAGTCGCCGACGTTGCTACCGCTAAGAAGCGGGTTACCACCGGCAAGGTTATATTTCAGGCGACCTTTCTTACTGCGCGCTATTTTAACGATTTTCTCGCGGGCTGCCGCTTTAGAAACACTCGACGGCTTAGGATCCGGCTTGCTGCGGCTGATTGCGGCTTGTTGCTTATTTAACATAAACAGTGCATCCGCTAGTTCATTCGTGAATCGCGTTTTGGTAACGGGGAAGCGTCGGGTTTTATCTGCGTAGATAGCGCGCAACCACGCCTCGTCCGATATTCCCTTTTTATAGGTCAAGCTAAAAATCGCGATAGCGCCTTTTGCGCTTCCGACTGATCCGACACCGAACTGGATCGCGGTCGAGAGTAACGCTGCCTGCATCGCCCAGCTACGTGAGGTGATTTTTACACCTATTCTCTCCTTGATACCTCTGTACGCCTTATCATAGTAGTGCCCTTTAGCGTAGGCATGTTCCAACTCAGTAAATCGCGACTTGTATCGTTGAGCAACTGCTAACCATTCCTTAGCAAAAGCTCCGTTGACTTGCGAAACGGATCCGAGCTTTACATTTAGCCGTTCATAGATTTCGTCATCACGATTTGAGAGCCATCGCACAAAATCTTGCGGTGTACCTGCACGACTAGCCATTTGGTAAAATCCGTAGGACAAACCACCGTATTTGCTATCGTTGTAGATTGACGTACTACCTGCGTTAGAAGTCTCGTACTTGCGCACAAACTGGGTCAAATACTTATAGGGCGCCCTAGTGCCTATAGCTGCGTCGTCACCAGACGGTGTGCTTGTGTTATTGGACGGTTCGCTAGGCGGTTCATAGTTTGAGACCTCTAGGTTCCACGTCTTTGCCAAATCAAGGTCCATCACGTGTACACCATTGCCACTAATAGTGTGTGTGTCGGCAGTTACCCAGTACCTACCTTTAACGCCAGTCGCTCGGTCGTTCACGTACACTACATCTCCACACTTGACGCTGAAGTTACCGATGGCTTGCACCGTCAAAGTACGAGTCGGACGCTTGTGTCTCGCTAACATTCGATCTGCGTATTTATACAAGTCGCCAGCTTTACGAATGTTGCTGCGGTGCTCTGCGTACTGCAGAACGCCGTAACGTTTGATTCCGGACGCATCTTTGCGCGTCACCTTCAAACCCTTTTCCTCATCTTCTCCGCCGGTTACATATACCTGCGTAGCCATACCCTCAATTGAAGCGGTTGCTGTAATACCTTTCAAGTTGCGACCACGCTCCACGCGGAATCGTAGAGCTTGAGGTATAACTTGCGCGAGTACGATCTTTCCGCCACGTACCTCGAGCATATACTTACGACCTGTCGACTCGTAAACTTCCCACAACAACGTATCAAAAATCTCTGCGATTGATCGCTTGAAGAATCGCTTTCTTCCGAAACGGTACTTGGTGTCTGCAATAGACCCGTAAGACAGCCCATACTTCTTACAAATCGCCTTAATCGCTTGGCTCGCTGTCATGCCGCCCGACACTATATAATCAATCGTATTTTTCGTTGCGTACCACAGCTCGTCATATACGGTAATACTAGCTTTCCCGTCACCCGTCCGCTGTATTTCCGTAACCACACCACGGAATAGCTCGATACTACCGGAATAGAGACGGATTTGACGCCCTATTGCAGGTACGAAATCTATTTGTTCCACATCTGCGCCCATAACGAGGTCAATCGCAAGACAGCGGAAAGCATCGTTCTTGTTGCCGGACCACTGAAAACCGGTAGTCATTGAAGTAAAATCGGTTACGTACGAACCGTCATAGTAGCGAAGCTTTATCGAAGATGTGCGAGACTGATCGAGTGTATCGGTATCATAGACATACTTTACTTTCGTCATTCCATATCCCCTTCACAATAATTAAGACGCCCGAAGGCGCCTCATTCCGATTATTGGTTTGCTGCGTCAAAAGCAGCGTTATTCGCTTGGAGTTGTTTCTTGTACGCAGCCTGCGCTTGTTTAGTTAGTTTCTGATGCTCCGCTTCAGCCCGCTGTTCTTTCGCTAGTTCTTTAATATCTTGTTTATCCCGTTGTTTGATATCGGCTAATTCAGCGTCGCGGTCCTCTTGATAAGCAAGCGCACGTTTAAGGCTAGACCAAACTGCCCGAGTCTTGACCGTAGAATTTGAAACCGCTTCTTGATACGCTTCCTCGACCTGTTCCGCAGTTACGCGTTCTTCGACAGGGGTTGGAGTTCGGACTTGGAGCTCTAGCTGTTGAAACTCGTATAGTCGTTTGAGCTTGTTATACTGAGTCTTTGCCTGTGTACGTTTCATCTGCATAGCGAAGTAGCGTGCGTCCTCTACGTCCTGCCGTGTAACTTCCGCTTCTGTTGCTAACAAATCAGCAGTCTTTCGTTCAATCGTCATCAGTTCGCGTGTATAGTTCATTCGGACATCCCCTTAGTATTTGTTTAATTTTTAGGCAAGCAAAACCGGGCAACATAACTGGAATGCTGCCCAGTAACTTTTTAACTGATAATCTTTATCCTGTTTGAAGGTTTCTAGTTCTTACAGTGTCACGAATTAAAGAAATCTCTTCATGCTGTAAATCGAACGGGAAGGTTGTATTACTACCTTTTCGAATAAGACCGGGTTCAGCATGATCTAAAGGCGAAATACCAGGGATTCCAGTAAGTTCATAACGGAGTTCTTTAATTGTGCTAGCCAATCCATGCATAGCTTCTAACCCATCTAAAAATTCCTCGATAGACTCTAAATATTTTTGTCGAGCCTTAGCCATTGCGACCTCTTTTGTGGTCATTACATACCGTAAATAAGGAGCACCTTCATTTCGATATTGTTCGATCATCTTTCGAGGATCGTTTCTATTTGAATAAGCCATAATTGCTTCTTGTTCAGCGTATTTTTTTTCATCCGCTACTTTCTTTAGATGTTCGGCAACCTCGCGAAGTTCATCAACAGTCTTGTCAGAGGCATTCCCCATAAGATTTTGAGTAACTGCGTCTTTGTGTTGTTTATCCGCAATTACAGCAGCAAGTCGTGCTTCCTCTACCTTAACTGCGAGTGATTTTGCATACTCAACAGATCCGGCTTTTAGTTCGTAGTACTTATCCAAAGGTAAAAACTTATAATAACCGTTTTCAAAAGTGACCGAATCCGGTTTTGCTACCTCTTTTAACTTGATATCATTTACCTTGTACATTTCTGATAATTTAGCCATGCGGCCACGTCCTTTTCTCGTTTTTTATCCTTCGTGTTTGTAGAGGGCATCATGCCCGTTAATCGCGCTAAGTTCAGCTTGAGTTAAATCTAATTGCATCGACGATGGCACTGGTGACTGAATGATATGGTTACCAGCATCTGTTCGCAAATCAGCGATAAAACGCTTCGAATCCTTACGAACGTCAATAGACCGTGCCAATTGGTTGAATGTCTCTTCGATTTTATTCACGTAATCCTGTCGCGCCTGTAGCAATTCAAACAGCGCTTGATCGTTTAAATAACGAACGTATACAACATATTCTGCGTGATATTGCGCATGAAGCGCCGCCTTATCGTAAGAAGGCGCCAGGCTCGAAATCAACCCGTCGACCATCGCCTCCTTGTCGGATAACAAACGTTCCTGCTCTTTCAGCGCTTGTCGTGCGCTCATTAAATCAGCGTCGGAAACTTCGCCGAGCAAGTTCTTCGCGACAAGCGCTTGATAGTCTGCCTGCGCTTGCTCCGTCTGATTGCGGGCTTCTTGGACCTGCTGCTGAAGATCAGCGGCTTTAGCGTGGAACTCCGCTGTCTTGCGGTCGATTGCGTCAAACGGTTCAAAACGGAATTGGTTCGTTTGTTCGTCAATGTAGACTGACGCCGGTTGTTCGACCGGTTCGGGTGCTTGCGGTAATTTATAACTCAAGAATTTAGTTTCGGTAGGCATTGATGGCCACGTCCTTTTCATTTAGTGTTTTTACGGCGGTTACTGCGCTTACGGCGATAGTTTTTGACTACAATGTAATCACCGGCAGTCACATCCTTTCCGAGGTTTTTTAGTTGCTGGTACTGCAGGTCAATAATCTCTTTTTGGCGTTCTTCTGATAAAACCTGAACCATATACTCGGTAAGAACTGGTTTCGTTTCGTTAAATAGTTCGCACAGAGGTCGACTGCCTTTCGCCTTATTAACGGGTAGCCGAACAAGACACATGTTACTGCTTGTGCCATTTGCAACACCCGAGATGCAATTGATCCCTATTAAATGATCCAAAGACATGTGACTATCCGCTGAAGGTCGATCAGGCGTAAGACTGCGCCCTGTTATAAGGCAAAGTCCACCTTGTTCCTCATACATCGCCTTAAGCTCAGCCGTTGTTATACAACCTTTAAGGTTATAGTCTGAAGCAAGTTTGTTTGCGCGTTCAGCAGCGCGACTCAAGCGCCCGTTTAGTGTTCGACGGTACGCTTTGAGCCTCGTGTTTCGCTTTTGTTTAAATAATTTAGTTGTCAATGTGCGTCACTCTCTTTACTTTAATTTTTCTTTTTAAAAGACTGTCCATTCAGGACTTCATAGCCGGCAGCCGCAATTACTCGCTTAGCAGACGGGTTAGTACGCAATATCTTAGCCAACGATGTCGAGTCGATGCCCAACCGGTTCGCAATCGCCTTTTTCTTAACGATTTCGTCAGGGCATTCGCTTAGCATCCGTTCCATCTCGGTGATGCGATCGGTGATACTACCAGATAGAAACGGTTCGTATTTGACGGTAATGCCAGGATAAGTAGCTTTGATTACATCCACGGCACCCGGCGGCAGATTCAAAGAATAAATCGCAATATCGTCTGTTCTGCGTCCGGAGCGCATACGTCCGATCAACTGTGACGCACGAACTCCAATATCGTTCTCAACTAGCGCCTGCAACCGTATATCTTCGTATTCAATTCCTACGCGGCTTAGCGAGTAAGCTCCGTCAACGTCTGTGTAATGCTCATCGCCGTTACTGACATGGACTCCGGCTGACGGTATGGCCGTTCCATTGTGAATTAGCGCTGAGTAGCCTTCGTATGCATTTGATCCGCGACCACTTGCATTGTTCATGAACGTGACCTTCTCGTTCTCTCCGATTGCTTGCGAAAGTAGCTCGGTAGGCAACCCTTTATAAGACGTAAGCAGAATGCGATCGTACTTATCGGACAGCTCGCCATTGATGAGCAATTTAAGTTTCTGAATGGAATCCGGCTTTGTCGACCAGCTTCTTGACGCAGTGTTACTGTTACAAACGGTCAGCGTTACGTTACTGAAATCAAATACCGGCGGTAGCTTAATGAACTCAATGCCCGGCAACAGGTTGTAACTGTAATCGACCGTGCATGTTGCATCGAAGAACGTAACCGGAAATCCAATCAACGAATCGACCAAGGATTCATGGCTCGTTAAAGTGTGCTCGAAAACGTGGTCATTTCTACGATCAACCTCAAAATCATCCTTCTCACTCGATTTACGACTGGAGAACTCCACGCGACAGCCATTGCGTAGTACGAACTCTATCGAATGAAGTGCCGCTTTAACCGACTCATCGTGACGACGATTTACCGTGTCCACAAGATTTTGCGCCAGTGTGTACGATTCATCAATCGGCTCCACTCGCTCCACGACGAAAAGTTTGCGCTCGATGGCGTCGAGTTGCGCAAGCAAGCGCTGGACCTTACCTTCGAATACCTCGAGCGTTTTAACGGCGTAGGTCGATTTTCTTTGATTGCGCTCATGAAAAATAGCTGATCGCAGTTTTACTAAAACCTCGGTGATTTGTGTTTCCGTAATCCGATGGACTCGTAGCAATTCGATATTCTCGTCGATAAGCACCTGTCGAATGATTTCGCGTTCAGGCGCTACCCCACGAAATCGCTGCAGTACGTCGTACGTCTTGCTATCAAGCAAATGCCGTAGCATCGCTGAAGTCATGATGACGACTGGCACCGTAGCAGCTTCGTCAAATTGCGATTGATATGCTACGTCGTTACCGCACATCTCACGGGAACGAATCGCAATGGATCCGCCCGGTGAAATAAGCTCGCAAGCATCGTGGAATTCGGTAACGCTCTCAACGTAAGGGAGGACAATCGTGACTGCATCGCTGCGTGTCTTTGCGATTAACTCCGCAAACTTGCGCAGGATTAGCGTCTTTCCGAAGCCAGTAGCAACGTCAATGCCGATAATGTTTGTCATGGATCGCCGATTTAGTAGCAAACCCGAAATTCTCTCGAACGCCTCAACCTCGACTGCAGATACCGGCTTACCGGCGTCTGTGAGCACTTCGACGACTTCTTTCGTCAAGTGGCTTGGCGTAATGTTCTCGGATACACTACTAAATTTGCGCTTTAAAGTATTTGTCATTCGCACTCTCCTCTTTGTTAATCGAGACTTTCATAATAATCGTGGCGCTCTTTCTACCTTTCACAAATGCGTCGTAGCGTTTTTTGCGCTCCTTGTTTTCTGTATGAATCTTTTCATTTGCGAGGTTGTTCTCGTATCGTGTTTTTACTCGACGAGTCGGTGCCGACCGCTTTCGCTTGTTTGAGTCGTACGTTGCGAGAGCAATCGTTTCTTCGACATTTTTCGATGTTCGGCGTTCTTCCATATTTGCTGATAAAATCGGATATTCCTGGTTCCGTGACTTCCAAGGAGTGGGATCTTTAATGACTTCGTGTAAAAAGGCATCGGATAACTTATCCAGCAGAAGTACCATGCCTGGTGTATTTCGTTGCTCCGTCGTCAGGTCAACAACCATTTCGCTTAACCGATCTAGTCGCGCCACTCGATCATCGAATCCAAGCTTGCCGGACTTTGTTTCTTCTAAAATTGCAGTGGCAGCCATTCTTACAGCCTCGACCGGGTTAATTTCAATCTGCGTCGTCAATCGGCATCTGTCCCTTCAATTAGATGTTGATAACCGTGCCTGTTATTAAATGATGAAATTTGTGCTTCCTTTTGTCTCAAAAGCATTTCGAGGTAAACTTCGATTTTGGTTTTTGCAGCGACGTCTCTCGGAACAAATCTAGGATCGTTGTCTAATGCTGTAATCACGTGCATCGAAATTCCAGTGAATTTTTTAATCTGTAGCTTTGATACTCCGGCTGCAACCCGTAAATCGTGAATCCGTGTTGTATATGTCATTTTTAATTCCTTTCCGATTGCTCTGTCCGATTTCAAACGGTGCTTTCGTTTTTATTCAAAATGAGGGGTTTCCGCCCCTAGAATGTTCTATGTGTTTTCGGAGGCACACCTAGTTGATCTATCTGTGTACTTATAGCTACAACAAAATACCGCCAGATTTTCAATTTCTATGCGTTTTCGGGATACCATAACAAAAAAAGTAATAGGTTTTTTATGTTAGTTCACAATTTAGACACATTCAACCTGCTTTTTTAAGACACACTGACACATCTTTCAAAACACTACATGTAGATTAATTTAATCATTTTTTCACCTCTCAATAATATATATAGACGTTTCGATCGATTTTAAACGTATCAATCAGGGGTTGGAAAATTAACTTCTATATATACAAAATTTTACTTATATTCTTATTACCTCCGAATCCAACGAATCATGGCTACGGTTTTTTCTAGTAGCGCATTAAATGCTTAGGAGCAACAAGGTATATATGGTTACTTGCGGGATTTGTCGTCAGACAAAGATCGCTAGAACTTCTACCTGCGAAATTAACGATAAAAAGTTGTCCAACTTCAATAAAGACTCTTTATTAGTAATGGACATGTTTTTGCGCATAAAGAGAAAGAGCTAGTATCGCCTAACGGCGCTACGAGTGCGTTCACCGCAATCCTATATATCTCTATATCGCCCACACCTATATCTGCGCCCCTTTCGCCTCCACCGCTATCCTCGATCACTATCGACCACCGACGTTAACCTGCGACATGATCCGTTACGGTCGACACCTCCGATTATTTGCGCCCTCATATTTATTGACGTCCGTACTCGCAAAAACAAGACGGAATTAGCGAAAATAATTAAAAAATAATTTTGTGGCGCTCGATTGCGTCGGTCACATGTAAACCGAGAACCGTCAAAAAACGGAACACTTTCGCCAAAACTTTTTCAAATTACTTTTGCGCCCTTACAAATAATCCGCAATAAATCGTGCTTGTGGACATACCAGCGAAAATAAAACGCAAATAGACGCCAGTCAGACGCCCCATTACGATATATCCCGTATTTACCGCTACCCGACTGTAAAATTAGGACTTCGTTTTCCGCGGTAGTGCTGTTGGTACCATTTAGACGCGAGCCTTCGTATTACTGCGAATGGACGCGATTTCTAACGTATATAGCGCATCGACCGAATGACGGCACAGCTTCTGTAATTACTTGCTTAATTTAGCGCCCACCGATCGCAGTTACAGCGCAGGTCGTTCGCAGGGGTATCGATACCCTCGCAGATTGCGCCATGCTTCAAAACTCCGATTGGTTACAACAAAAAAAGCCCTCGCGCTGCAACACGGGGCTTGAGATATCGATATCTATTATTTAGCTTGGTCGTTGGCGCGACTTCGCGAATGGTCTGCAAACCGTTGGCGCAGTCTGCGGTAGAACATCTATGTTAAGTTTCAGTTTACTTACGGACATTGTCTGCGCTTATAGTGTACTCCAACGTATATTACTTCAATAATCTTCTGCGAAGGGTATCGGCTGTTGGTCAGCAGCCTTGTGACGCTTTCCGGCGTTTGGTCCCGCCGTTTAACGAGATGGTCTTAGATGAATCGGTACCTTGCGTGTTGTACTTCATCAAACGTGATTTGAATTTTAGGTAATCGCACCGTTTGCGTAGCTGGCTCGTACTTCATTTCTCGATATAGGTCGCTACCGTGCTTGGTTACGAGAAATGCACCGAGTAGTTGCGTTCCGAAAGCATCGAGAGCATCTACGCCGAGGTCGCAATAGATATCTTGCGCGCTGATTTCGTGGTCAGGGAACTCGTTGTAAGCCGTCACTACATCGGTCATGAACTCGAATAGCTCGAATTTCAACAGTACCTTCGCCCGTACTGCGATCAGCACGTCCTTCTGCTTGTCGACTGGGACACCTCCGTTCTTACCTAACGGTAGCTCTCGCCAGTCCATTTGTGACTCAGGCACGCCGTCTAGCAGATGATCTCGGACAGATTCGCCTAAAAACGTAGCTACATTACTCATGCGATAGCCTCCGTGTTGATTTCGACGACTGCGACGACCAGGCGTAATACTTCTTCGATTGTATATCCGAGTAACCTTGCTGCTTCAGACGCACCTACTGCGTACGTGGCTTGCCCCGGCTTACTGACCCAATACTGCCCGCTGCGAATTTGCCTTACTTCCAACATTTCCATCGCCTCATTTCCTGTTATTGACATAAGCTTATTACACCTTACATAAGCTGTCAACAGTTTATCGCAATTTATTCCAATAAAATTGAAACCTTTTCCTCGTTTGCATGGTAATGTAGGCTAGGAACTCTGAATAATAAAGGGGATTGTACATTATGGGTGAGCTAAAGTATAGGCAAAGGATTGGGATTTCAGTGGATAAACTTACAGTCGAGAGGCTGAATGAACTTTCAGAACAGACTGGGGTTGCTAAATCAAAGCTTGTCGACTTCGCTGTCTTTTTACTTAATGAAAAATTTAAGAATGATGGATCCGTAAAACCCGACAGCTACACTGACAGTATTGAAAGAGACGATCGCTAAGATCGTTTTTTTTATTTACATGAAAAGTCAAAACGTATTTTGGGTGCTTGGGTATGTATTGCTTAAGGAAAGGAGGGCAGAAGAGGCTTGGTTGGGGGAAATGGTGAATCTGAACAAATAAAATAAAAACATAATAAATAATATTTTTTTATTATTCATGCAGACCGGTACCTCCCCTACCCATACCCCTCGATCATGGTCATAGCTTGAAGTCTGCCAGTGTCAATGCAACCTCATCATCTCGAATACCTAGGTAGCGTTTGGTTACACTCGGCGCCGAATGGTTTAGGATCTCCATGAGAATGGCTACGTCCTTGCTACGCTGATAATGATGGTAGCCGAACGTCTTTCGCATCGTATGCGTTCCAATGTCCTTACGCTCCAATAAGTCCGCAGCTTTCTGCAATGCACGATAAGCCTGCGTGGTACTAATCGCCTTACTGCGTCCGTCAGCATCTTTCTTACGAGATGAGAACAAATAGTCTTCCTCGTCCATAAAACGCGTATATGCGTCTATCTCATCGGCTATATTGCGCAGGTAGAGCGTACGCTTCTTACCGGTCTTCTGTTCGATTACCACCGCAGTATCACGACCTCGTACGTCACTCACCTTTAGCGCAAGGATATCGCCTATACGCAACCCCGTATTGATACCGATAGTGAACAGCATTAGATCTCGCTGCCCTCCCGTCAGTTTCAACGCATCTTTGAAGTCTTCAATCTCTTGTTTCGTCCGTAAAGGTTCGACATTTACTTCGTTTTTAGCCGCCATACCAATCGCCTCCCAATCGCTTGATTTCGTACGTTTTCGTACATTCAATGTATTTAAACGTATGATATCGTATGAATCGCTGGTATGTCTACCTCCGAATGTATGGAAATACGCAAATCCGTACATTCGCGCATAATTAGCGCTGAATATCGACTGGTTGCGAGAGAATTCGGCATGACGCATGAAAGGCGCATACTTAACGCTACAGAATCCGTTAGTGTGGCGTTGGCGACCGAACAGGAAACGTTGGTACTACGCCATTTATAGGGCTGCTTACGTTAGACTTCGATTGCATACGATATACAGGACGCTGAAACACCGCATTGTACCGTTGACTGGCGCCCGTATCGAGTGCCTTTTATGCAACGAATATTCACAGAGCAGCCAGTAGCGTCGATCTACGTTCTGAAAAATATTTTGTGTGCGTCCATTTCAAACCGGCTGCGGGAAAAACCGGCTAAAAAGTGTAATTAACGGACATCAAACGACGCTCTCGCCACCCTTCGCACCTACCCGCAACCCCCGCCGTTAAGCCATTTTTACGGTACCAAGCGCAATTTCCGCCCTGTCTCGCCTAATTACACTCTGTTGTACTCTGCGTAGATTACGACTGCCCTTTTACGCTATCCAATCGCTGCTTTAGCGCTGCCTGATCGATGGTCTTCGCGGTACCGTTCAATAGCGTAACCCGTTCCGGTCCGAGCATTCCGTTAGCCTGCAATACTAATCTTGCTGCCGAAGCATTGCGATCCTCGATGATTGAGTCAATCAATGCGTCAAATACCGCAGGCAGTCGCCCAGTCGTCTTAGACACGATTTCGCGCTTATATGCGGCTTCGAACGCAGGGTTGCGCTGCCATCGCTGTAGAGTTCGCGCAGAGACACCGACCTTATCGGCGATATCTTGTTTCTTTAGTCGTGGAACTTGTCGAGTGGTAAGCAGATCGATAGCTTTTAGTTGCTGCTCCGTCAGGTCCATCGATACCTTGTTGACTCGTACCTTGCGGCCACCCCGATTTGGTGCTCGTTTAAGTTGTGATCCCATTATGCGATTACCTCCGTGTTAGTTTGATTTGTTTGATTAATGCCGTAATGCTCGTTAATCAGCGAAGTCACTCGCTCGAGTCCGGATCCTTGCGCCAGTGACTTCGCCTCAAAGCGAGCAAATACCACTGCGTCATAACCCGTATAACCTTCGACCTCAGCAGCCTCAACTGCGATGCCTGTCGCAAGTTCAGCGAAGGACTCACTTATTAGTACAACGAGCGTTTTCAAGAAGTACCCGACTAGATTGCGTACCTGTTTTCGTTTGGCTACGTAAGCCGTGCGAACTGCTGCGGACTGGATTGCGTCAAGATGCGCCAGGATGTCGAAGTTGCGCAGGAATACCGGGAATTTGCGTGACAGTGCGATTTGAAGATGTGCGACGATGCCACCGTTAAGAAGCTCGACTTGCTTCGACGTTGAAAGTGCCAGCGGTTGAATAGCCCGGATTAATGATTGATCGATATTAAAAGCGTTCAAGACTTCAAGCGCGTTGCATTCGCCTGTATCGAGTGTTTTAAGATTTAGAGCTTTAAGGGAGTTTAAAGATAAAGAATTTAATGGTGTGTCATTTTGACCATTCCCTTGTGTAGCATCTTGTGTCGCATTCTCTAAATCAACGTTTGATTCTACACTTGATTTCGCCTGATTGGAGACAGGTTTTTCAGCGCTATCTTCCGCAACTGGTACGTCAGTATCCGTTTTGAGACCCCTCGCATTTTCCGCAGTAACTTCGACGTTTAGCGGTAAGAGGCGAATAATGCTCGCCGTTTGGCGATTGTCGGACTTTCGTTTACAGTTGATTATCTCGATCATGCCTAGCGCTTTAAGCGTCTTGTATGCACGCATGACAGTGCTGCGGGACTTATCGATTAACTTCGCCATTGTGTTGGCTGTCAGATAAGCGACACCGGGGTATTTAACGCTGTACTGCGATAATTTGTAGTAAATCTCGCGCTCGGTTTTCGAGAGGTTGGCGCTGTTTGCGTCTAGTTGTTCCCAGTAAGTCGCATTCAGAGCTTCGACTGTATCGTGAGTCGTGAATTGCATTATAGTTTCTTCGTTGAGAAGGTATGTGATTGCTGATTTCGGCATATTGTCCGGCTCCTTTTGAGCACCAAAAAGACTACGCTACAATAAAACATTGTGTGGCGTAATCACTTGCGAAACCGGCTAATATTCGTTACAATTAACACATCTGATAGTGGTGTCTGTGTCCGAATTCTCCTTGCAGGGAGTGTTTGGTTTCGCAGGCGCTTTTTTTGTTTAAATTCGTTTCTTCTTAGCTCTAAATCGCTCAATCGGCGAAAACCGATCATGTCTTTCCGAGATTGCTGTGACGTCCATACTCAAATAGCGCTTTGTCATCTCCAGTGAGGTATGACCCAATATTTTAGATAAGGTGTATAAGTCCATTCCGGATTTGAGCATGCTTGTCGCTGCTGTATGTCGGAATTTATGAGGATTAACTTCCGTGACTTTACTTACACCTGAAATATCTCCAATCTCGGTAACGCGCTTTCTTATAGTGTTTGAGCTGGCTTGTCTGCCACGTAGTGTCATGAATAGTGCGGTGCTGCCCCTAAAATGATGCTTGTTCTCTCTCACTAACTCTCGGAGTAGCTTAGACGTGAACGCCGACATCGGCACCATCCTCTGCACTCTCCCTTTCGCAATCTCGCTTTTAACCGTGATTACTCGAGCCATGAAATCTATATCTTCATCATTTAATGAAGTCATCTCCGTGACACGCATCCCTGTATCTAGCGCTAGAACTAAAAAGCAGTAATCTCTGAATCCAATCCAGCTACTTTTATCGCAGCTCGCGAGTAATAGCCGGACTTGATCGTCAGTAAACACTTGAATTTTGGAGCGATTCACTCTTAAAAACTTGACCTTCTGCGCCGGACTTTCTTTAATTTCGCCGTCATCGATCATCGAGTTAAAAAATGATTTAAGCATTTTGATGCGACCGTTTATCGTGTATGCGGCAACTTGCGAAACTAAGAACTGTTTATACGCTTCGATATGCTCTCGTTTAATTTCATCGAGCCATTTCACTTCGGGATAATGCTCAGTAATCCAGTCGTAGAAATAGCGAAGCGATTTCGAATACAACGTTAATGTCGTTTTACGCAAATTAGCGGTTGTTTTGATTACGACAAAGCGATTAATAGCGTCAATCAACGAGATACTTTGCAGGTCGCCTAAATCTTCGTAACTCATTTGTTGTCCGGCTTTAAACTTCCGCTGGTTACTTAGCGGTCTAAACCGTTCTCTAGACATAAAAACGCCCCTCTCCGAGACACCGCGCAGGCGTTACGGAGAAGAGCGTAGACTCTTCGCAAATTCAAATAGACTTATCGATAAACAGCGCTTATCCTTTGACCATTCCTTTGAGAACGAAAGCAACGTTTGCCGGTCGTTCTGCTAAGCGGCGCATGAAGTAACCGTACCAGTCACGTCCATAAGGGACGTAGACGCGGACTTTATAGCCTTGTTTGACGAGTTCGAGTTGACGCTCGACACGGATACCGAATAACATCTGGAATTCGAACTGGTCTTTTTCAATCCCGTTTTCTTTAGCGTAACGGATAACTTGCTCGATCATCGCATCGTCATGCGTTGCGACGGCAGCATAGTTTCCGAGTGATAATTGTAATTTCACGAGCTTGATGTAGTTGTGATCGACGTCTTCTTTTTCTGGGAACGCCACCGTTGCCGGCTCTTTGTATGCTCCTTTGACGATTCGGAGATTCGTTTCGAAACGTCCGACACGTTTGATATCATCTTCCGACCGGTAGAGATACGACTGGATGACCGTTCCGATGTTATCGAAAGATTGGCGCAATTCTTCAAACAATTGAATCGTCTTTTCACAACGTGGCTCATCTTCCATGTCGATTGTGACGAAGACACCAAGTTCTTTCGCTCGTGTTAAGATCCGTTCCATGTTCGAGCGGATCAAGTCGTCCGAAATATCGAGTCCGAGTGATGTCAGTTTCAACGAGAGTTGCGAGTCTAATTTTTCTTCCGCAATCATCTCTACCGCACGAATACATTCCTGTGTCATCATCTCTGCTTCAGCCACCGTCGAGATGAACTCCCCTAAATGGTCCATCGTGACGCATAACCCTTTTGCGTTCAATTCCTGGATCGCCCGTTTTGATGCTTCCAATGAATCCCCTGCCACGAAGCGACTTGCTCCGAATTTAAGCCCGTATCGCTTGGCGAGACCGTTCAATGTCTTGTTTTGCGATA